CCCGCACGGGCGGAGCGACTGGCGCCACTGCGTTCACTGCCTCGGGCTGAACCAGACGGTCTAGGTCGCCCCATCCCACGGGAAGCAGTCTTGGCGGCGGCGACTTGCCACGGTGCGGCGCGTGAGCGCCTCTACATTCGACCGAAGGTGCGAGGGGCAACAGCGGATCGACAAGGGCAAGTGCTACGGGCGCGCGCGAGGGACGAGTACCTCTGGGGCGAAAGTTCGTCAATCCGCCGAACGGAAGAAATCGACCGCGCGCTACTGCGACGCGGATGCGAGGCCCGTTGTCGAACGTGCGTTCGAGAATGTTATGTCAACTGGCGCATCAGGAAGGACGCGCTGACGGTGCGTGCTCGCGATGATGCGCGGCCGACCTAGACATCGCTAGACATCGGTAGACGAGCGTCTCCATCGTCAGCGGGCGCTGGCAGGACGGGCAGGCGCTACGCGAACGCTGGGTCAGACCCATGCCTTGCCTCGGTTCTTCAGCCGGGCGCGGTGGATGCGGCGGACGATCTTCTTGGCGCGGCGCATTGGGTCGGGCGTCGGGGCGTTGTGCTCCGCGACGATAGTGACGCCATCGGGGAGTCGGGCAAGTCCTTCGGCCAGTTCGCGTTGGATGCGCCGGACGACGGAGGGGCGCATGTAGGCGACGCCCTGCGCGATGTAGGCGATCTCGCTGGTCATGCTGGCGATGCGCTGGGCGCGGGTCACTTGTCGGCCTCTGCGCGAATGGCGTCGAACGTGGCGCGGGACATAAACGCGACGGGAGTGCCGCGCTTGTCCAGCAGGACGACGACGCCGTTCTCGTCCTCGACCCAAGTCGTCACGTCGGGCGGGAACGTGTGCTCCGACGCGATGACGCGGTGCGCGTTGTCGAGAGCCTTCTTCTGTTCGTCGGTCACTTCGTCTCCTTCGGCGGCATGTCGACGTAGATGTCCACGCTGCCGTAGACCGCCATGCGTCGCAGCGCCTTCATGTCCCAACCGGGTTCGCCGTAGTTCAGCGGCGTCGGGAAGAACTCCGGGTAGCGCGCGGACAGCGGCATCCACTCTTCGGGCAAGTCCTGCGGAAATAACCAATACGGACCATCACGCTTGAGTCCCGCCCGCCTGCGCATCGCCGCCCGCGCACGCGAGGACGACTGCGAGGGCGGTCATCGGTGCCTCGCATTCCGCCCCCTGCGTTCCGCTCGTCGGACCTGTTTCATGGTCAGGCTGCCCTTCTCGTAGTTGCAGATGTCGTGTGCGGGCTGAAGGTTGCCGCAATCGTTTGTTCCGCCCCTCGACAGCGGACGGATGTGATCGACGGTGAGCGCCATCGGATGCGGCTTGGCGAGGCTGCGGTCGATGTACCGGCCGCAGATCCCGCACCAGAGGTCCTCCGGCTGCTTCGCAAGCCACTCGTCGCGCACCGACTTGCGAAAGGCGCTGCGCGTGTTCGGCGGCCGATCCGCCTTGGTCTGGACCGTCCGGAACCACGCCAGTTTCTCGGCGCGATTCATGCTCGCGCTCCCGGCCGCGTCACCGGCCTCGACTTCGACAGTCGATCCACGTCCGCTTGCCACACCACACTCATCTGGTTCAGCGACGCCCGACACGACGCCGCCATGCCGTCGATCGCGGCGTTCGACTGCGAGGCGACGCGGGCAACGTCGGCCCGCCACTGGCGGATCACCTCCGCCACCACCAGCGACGCGCACAGCAGGCCCACGCAGATCCCGAGGATGAAGTCGGTCACGACTCACCCCCGTCCGCGATGTCCCTGATCCGGTCGAGGCGCTCGCCAGCGGCGGCGAGACGTTCCCGCAGCCGCAAGTTCTCGGCCGATAGGTACTGGGCGAGGTCGAGCGCCTCTTCCAGCGCCATCTGCTGCCAGTTGTAGTCAGCGTTGTGGTCGAGGCCGGTGCCGTAGGTGGCGCGACCCTTGGCGCGGCGTTCAGCGAGCAGGGCGTCGAAGTGCGCTTCGGCAGGGGTCACTTGGTCAGCCATCGGGTGATCCGATCGAAAAGCGAGGGGTACGCTGGTTGGGTCGCCGGGGTGGTGAGCGCGAAGGACTGGGCAATCGCGTGGCTCATCCACCCTTCGGACGAGGGACACTTGCGGAGGATGCCAGCGAGAGCTTCCGTCTCCACGACGGACTGGTCGAGTTCGCCGTAGACGACGACGCTGCCGACGTACATGCCGTCACCTTGGTAGCGGTTGGCGATGGCGAAGGTGACCCACGTCGTTCCGGGTATGCGGGTCATGGTCGCCCCGATCGGCAGATGCACCACGAACCCGGATCAAGGGCGCTCATGTGCGGATGGACGGCGTAGACAGGCATCGGATCGCAAATCTTGACGCAGTTCGCTCCGGTGCGTTCCTCGACGGGAACCGATGGGCGGCATGCGACGTACCCAAGAGCGATGGAAAGAATGAGGGCAACGGCGATTTGCGCGCGGGTCACTTGGCATCCTTCGCCTTGAGCGCCGCCGCGATGACGGACTCGTCGGTGAGGTCGAAGAACGACGCATTGCCGCCGTGCGTCGTCTTGGTCGGCATCTTTGCGTGCCACACGAACGGGGCGCGGCTGACCGTGCAGACGCCAGCGTCGCTGAACGAGACGGTCGGTTCCGCGACCTCCAGGTATCCGCGATGGCCCATGCGCGCGCGAAAGTGAAGCGCATCCTCGACGGCGTGGTTCGTCTGGACAGTGAAATCGAACAGGGCTTGGGCAGTGGTCACTTGGACTCCTTGGCGGGCAGCATGACAAACCCGATCGCCGGACCCGTAATCGTCCTGCCGACCGGCACGCGAACCGTTCCTTCGTCTTCGGTCGCCATGCCGCAGACGAACCACGTCTCAGGCTTGCCGGTGAAATCAATCTCGATGGGCGTACCGATGGGATGCTTGGCGTTGATTTCCTTGGCGGTCATTTGCTCTCCTTGGCGGCGAGGCGGACGAGGACGGGTCGCGTGCGCAGGGGGCACCAGTTGGGTGCGTTGTGGGTGTCGATGTAGTCGCGGATGTCCTGGATGTCCTCATCGCCCGGCGGCGGCGGCGGGTGCTCGCAACTGGCCCACCACGGGACATCGCCTGGCCCTCCGTTGCCGCCCTGATGCGCGTACGGACACCAAGCGCAGCCCTTCACCTCGTGCGTGTCGTGGTCGGTCATGCGTCCTCCGCGATGCGGGCGGTGTCTTCGCGGCGGTGGCGTTCTTTCCAGCGGAACTCGGACGCCTCTGCGTAGGGCATCGGACCGAAGCATCCGCGCATGTACGACTCGTTCGGTTCGCGCGTCAGGAACTCGTCCAGCGTCTCGCTGGTGCGCTTCACCGACGCGACGCGGCCATCTTCGACTGTGACGCGGAACTCGACGCACTGGGCGCAGAGATTCAGTGTCCTAGCCTGCACGAACGCAGGGCATTCGGTGCAGTCGCCGTAGATGTCGATGGTGGCCGTCACTGGACCATTCGGCCCGTCACCGTGCCCGCCGTCGCGGAACGTGAGTCGGTCGTCCTCGATGACCGCCTCTCCCAGCGTGCAGCCCAAGTCTTTCGTCTGGAAGTCGCAGACGGCGTGCCCTTGGTCGCAGACGAACTGCGGTCCGCTGGCGCGAACGTAGTCGAAGAGTCCCATCCCTGCTCCCTTGCGTCGCGCGTCAGTGCGCGGAGGGCGTGTACCAGCGCTCTTGACAGACGTCAAGTGGACAGGTACGGTTCGCCTCGCGCACTGATGCGCTGGAGGTGGTGAATGGCTGACTTGGAGAAGATGAGCACGGCGGAGTTGCGCGTGGAGTTAGACCGGCAGTTGCGCGAGCAACTGGTCGCTGCGATCGAGGCGTTGCCCAGCGTCGTGACAGAGTTGATCGAGGACACGGCGCGCGCGGTCATGCGCGATTTCGTGGGCGTCCGACTGTCGTCCATGGACCGCGTCGAGATTGACCTGTACCGGCATCGTGACAACCCGGCCATACAGGCGGTCCACACATCACTCGCGGAGCACGCGCGGTCGGAGTTTGAGCGAATCGTCGGCACGACGCCCGTCACGTTGACGAAGCAGCAACTGGCCAAGGCGCGTCGCGGTTACCAGCAAGAGTTGCGCGACATGCTGAACGACAAGCTGCGCGAGAAGGCGATTGAGTTGGCGCAGGCCGAGACCGACCGACTGATGGGCGAGATTGATGATCGGGGAGATGGCCCGTGAAGACGAGAGACGAAATCGCGGAGGCGCTGTTCGTCGCATCGGTGTGTGACGACGCGGGCGCGGGCGGCAAGATCATGGAGCCACGCGTGGCGTTCGACCTCGCGGACGCCTTCGTCGCGGAGCGCGAGCGGCGGGCGGCGAAGATTGAGAATCGCGTCGGGTATGATGCGCCCACGCCGGTCGGACTGGACGACCAAGTGACGCCGCTTGACACCCGCCACGCAGCGGGTGAGTGTGGCATTTCTTCCGATCGCGTTGGCAATCCGGCTGACGGATCGTAGGCATGGAGGTTTGGGACCAGGCCAAGGTCGAGCGGAAACCCCGCAAACACACGCCCAGGGCGTCATTCCCCCTGTCCTGCTGCCGCGCTGCGGATGCAGGAGAACAGGCCAAGACCCCTCCCGTCGGCTGTAGCCTGAGTGTCCGTGGCGCGGACTTGCTCAGTGGCCCCCGAACCGAAGTGCAGGAGACGACGATGGACGAAAGCCCGTTGCTAGTCTTTCTGCTCGCGGACCTCGCGTGGGGGAAGAAGCCGCGCATCAGTCGTCAACCAATGGATGACAACTCAGATCAGTCAAGCGGGTTGGCTGACACGACGCTCGCGGCTGACGAGGTCTTCCGTCGAGAAATGGACCTGACACGCGAGGCGCTGGGCCTCCTTGGCCACGCCCAGTCGAACGATGATGGGGCGGTCGCCGGGGACAACCAGCAGGCACTCGCGCATGAAGTGTGCGAGGACGCGGAAGTCGACGTGCTGACGCAGCCTGTGCCGACCGTCTCCTTGCCGTTTGGCAAGTCCGACTAGACGCGCGAGTCTGGTTCTGGCAGGGTGCGCTCGTTCGGCCCCGCAGAGTTCGTGTACGTGAGGACGGAAGATCGACCGCAAGGGGCCGCAGGAGTCTGTCCGTTGCCCCCGCAGATCGTCCTCGACGCCCTATCCGCCGCGCGTGAGATCGCCGCGCTGACCGTGAATCGCAAGGGGCGGGCAGACGATCACGACTTCATCTTCTCCTCATGGCTCTCCTCCATGCGCGACTCCGCGTGCGGCAACATGATGCCATTGGTCGGCGGACGTGTGTCGCGCGAGGTCTTTGAAGCAGGGCAGCGCCAGCGCATTGCGCGACTCTTGGGCGATCCGACGACGAAGGTCCTCTGCCGGTCATTCGTCGCGGACCTGTCGATCAGCGCCGGATGGGCCATCGCTCGCGGCGACTGCCTGCACTACGTCTTCGTGAAGAACGCGTGGCGTCGGAAGGGGATCAGTCGCCTGCTGATCGCCGGACTGCTGCCCGATGGCGTCGCGCGGTTCTCCTGCCGAACCAGCGCCGGAAACTCTTTCGTCGTGCCCGGATTGCCCGGCGCGATGTTCGATCCCTACGCCATCGACCCGAGGAAATCGTGACTGTCGCCCTGCTGTTTGCCGTTGTCGTGCTTGCTGTCTCGTTCCTGTTCCCGCGCAGGCTCGCGGCGCCGCCCGTTGAACCAAAGGAACCTGCCGAGGAACCTGCCGAGGAACCTGCCGAGGACGTGATCGAGGATGCGCTGACGGTGCCGTGGTACGTGTCCGGCGACAAGCACACGCGGACGATCATCTTCGGGTGCTTGCAGGCGCAGGTTCGTGCCGCGACGGAAGGCGACGCGCGACCCGGCACGCCTACTGGCAAGGTCGAAATGGAGGTCGGCGTGATCCTGCCGACGGCGATTCACGGCTTGCCCCGACGCAAGCAGGGCTACCTCTGCGTGGCGCTGGATCGTGACGCGGGATGTCCAGTCGACGCGAACGGCGACCCGATCCAAGAGCCTGCGTGGGAAGACCTGACGGACGACGCCAAGGAGGCGCGCCTCCAGTCTCGCATGGACGAATCGCAGAAGGACGCCAAGCAGATCGCGGTGCAGATCGCTGCCCTGCTCGATCGCGGCGCCGCCCCGTGGCTTGTGAGCGCCCGATGACCAAGGACGAACTGGAGCAGAAGATCGGACAGGTCGCGTACCAGATCGCGACGCACAACACGATGCGCCTCGCCACGGAAGACCGCCTTCGCGCGCTCTCCGACACGATGCGAGAACTTACCAAGCAGTACCACGAACTGACCGCGCCCAAGGCGCAGGAGCACACCGATGGCCAAGGATGACGTGAAGCCGAACCCCACCCAGAACGCGCCGCAGACGTACGTCTCCCTGCTCTTCCACCAGGGGGAGAACTTCGTGGACCGTGGCGTCATTCTGGAGGCGAAGGTCGTTCCGGAAGGCGACAAGAAGTCCGAAAACATCGAGTCGGTGCTGGACATCCGCAAGGTTACGGGCGGCTTCGACGTGGACTACATCGGCACCAAGGTCGCGAACCGGAACGTGCTGAACAGCCCGCGAACGAAGGTGCGCCGGACGATCTTCTTCCCGTTCGGGACCGTGCGTTCCGCGCTGCTGAAGGCTGACTGATGCCCTTGCCGCGTCGCGCCCTCACCGAGCACCGCCCGCCAACGGAGCAAGAGCGCCGTTTCGCGGAGCAGTACCTCGTTGACCTGGATGCGGGCGCGGCGGCGATCCGTGCTGGATACTCCCCGGATGTGGCCCGCACGGCGCAGTCGCTGCTGATGTGGGAGCCGCAGATTCTCGCGGAGATCGAGAGACTCAAGACGGCGCGGTCACTCAGGACGCACGTCGATCACGACCGAGTGGTATTGGAACTGTCGCGCATCGCCTTCGCGGACGTGGCCGATGCCTTTCGCATGGAGGAAGTCTCGCTTGAAGAATCTGGCGAGACTCGATCAGTGATGAGGCTCAAGCCGCTGCACGAAATACCCGAGGACACGCGGCGGGCGATCGAGTCCATTGAAGTGCTCGACAGTGGCAGCGTCAAAATCAAGTTTGCTGGCAAGTTGAAAGCGCTTGAGATGCTGACGCCGCACGTTCAGGCGATGCAGCCCAAGGTCGGCAAGGGTCGCAAGGGCAACGAGTTGCAGCGCGACTTCAACCGGGCGTTGCAGATCGTGGAGGACGCCCGCCGCCGCGCCAAGGGCCTACCGCAGTCGATGAAGACAGAGACGATCAGTCGCGACGGCACGAAGACCGTGGTCGAGATCACGATGCCCGACGAAACGCAACCAGAGCAGGACGTGACGCCGTGAAGGCGATTCCTGAACTGACGCCCGAACTGCTGGCGCTGCTGACTCCGGACGAGCGCGCGGAACTGGACGAAATCCTTGGCGACCCGGTGCCAGAGGGCATCGTAGACCGCACGCACCCGCGACAGGCGGCGTTCGTGGAGGATCAGTCGCGCTTCATCTGCGTCATGTGTACGCGTCGCGCGGGCAAGTCGACCGGCGCTGTCCTGCGCATCCTGTTCGACGCCTACCAGCATCCCGGCAGCAACTACTTGTTTGCCGGTCTGACGCTGGACAGCGCAAAGAAAGCCATCTGGAAGGATGGCTTCAAGGACATCGACGCGAAGTTCAACCTTGGCTTGAAGTTCAACGAGGTCGCCAGCACGATCACGCTGCCGAACGGGTCGATCGTCTACATCATCGGCATGGACTCGTCTGAGCAGCAGAAGCGCAAGGCGCGTGGCGGCAAGTATCGCGGCGTCGTGATTGACGAGGCGCAAGACTTCGCTTCCGACTTGGACGACCTGATCGTCAGCGTGATGAAGCCCGCCGTGTCCGACAACCAGGGGTGGATCGTACTCGCGGGCACGCCCGGACAGGTGCCGATGGGCGTGTTCTACCGGATCAGCGCCCGACAGTGCGCCGAGCGTCCGGGGACGTGGCAGATGAAAGACGTGGCGACGGCGACGGAGTGGCGTGGGCATACGTGGAGCGCGTTCGACAACCCCGGCATGGCGGCGCAGACGCGCGCGGACATTGAAGAGCAGGTCCGCATCGACGCCAACGTGATGAACACGCCGCGATTCATGCGTGAGTGGCGCGGCATGTGGGTCACGGACGACGACCGACGCGTCTACCGCTACTCGCCGGGCAGGAACGACTACGACGAACTGCCGAAGTATTCGCAGGGCGATTGGCACTACGTCATCGGCGTCGACCTTGGGTACGACGACGCCACGGCGCTGACTGTCGGCGCGTGGCACGACTATGATCACGTCGCCTACTTCGTGGACGCAGAGAAAGAGTCGGGCCTCGACATCACGGACGTGGCGCAGTGGATTCACCGCTGGATCGAGCACTACGGCGCCGATCAAGTCGTGGTCGACGGCGCGAACAAGCAGGCGGTCGAGGAAATCAGGCAGCGCCACGGTTTGCCGCTGATCGCTGCCGACAAGATCGGCAAGGCGGACTTCATCGACATCATGAACGCCGACTTCCTGAAGGGGAAGATCAAGCTCTCGCCGTCGTGCGACTCACTGCGCGAGGAGTACGCGCAGTTGGCGTGGGCCGAACGCGCGTGGAAACTTGGCGTCCGCAAGGAAGACAAGCGGGCAAGCGACCACCAGGCGGACAGCGCCCTGTACCTGTACCGCCTGCTCCACGCCTACCTCGCGGACGAGATCGTGGACCGCCCGAAATACGGCACCAAGGAATACTGGCGAGTCGAGGCAGCGGAAGCGAAAGCCCGCGCGATGAAGCGCAAGTCCGAGGACGACGACGAGATGGAGTGGCTGGCATGATGAAGACCGACGTTCTGGACGATGTCGTGGCGCAGATGCGTCGACTCGGCATCCAGCGGTTCCGCGATGGCGACACGGAGATTGCGCTGTGGCCTACGAAAGCTGCCCCAGAGGCGCCCCCGGAGGCGCCCGAGGTGACGGACGACGCCGACCTGTGCAACTGTGGGCATGACGCGGACACGCACATGGGCGGTCTGTGTATCGAGGGTTGCCTCGAAGAGACTTGCCGGAAGCGGCGGGAGTAGCCGATGCGTTCTGAGTCGATGTCGTGGTGGAAGAGCAAGAACAACCCGGCCGAAGTCGTGACAAACGTGCTGTCGCAGATGGCGACGAACAGCATGGACCGTCTGCGCGACTACCGCATCGGCGCCCGTCTCTACGGAGCGACCGACATGTGGGGGCCGTACACGACCGCGATGGCGACCACGACGCCGATTCCGATGGCGGACACGGGGCGTCTGCGCCTGAACGTGACGCAGGCGTGCGCCGACACGCTCATCTCCAAGATCGGCAAGAACAAGCCGCGTCCGATGCCCCTGACCAGCGGCGGCGACTTCAAGCAGCAGCGGGCGACCGCGAAACTGACCGCGTTCCTCGACGGCGCCTTCAATGAGTTGCGCGCGTACGAGTTGGGCAAGATCGTCTTCCGCGACGGCCTCGTCATGGGCGACGGCATCGGCCACGCGCGTATGGACGGCGACCAGTTGGTCTACGAGCGCGTTCCTGCGTGGGAACTGTTCGTGGACGACTTCGCGACGATCAGTAACGCCCCGCGTCAAATCCATCGCGTCCAGATGATCGAGCGCGACGTTCTCAGGGCGCGGTTCCCCGAAAGGAAGGCTGAAATCGAGCGTGCGAGTGCGGGCATGGTCGTTTTCCCGATGGTCGTGTCGAACAACTTGACAGACATGGTCGAGTTCCATGAGTCGTGGCACCTGCCCAGCGGCAAGGGCGCGGGCGACGGCATGTACCTCGCCAGCGTCGACAGTTTCGTACTGGAGCAGAAGGAGTGGACGCACCCGTGGTTCCCGTTCGCCCGGTTCCGCTGGTGCCAGCGCACGGCTGGCTTTTGGTCGCAGGGTCTTGCGGAGCAGTTGAAGCCGATCCAGTTGGACATCAACCGCGAGGCGGCGCTGCTCCAGAAGGCGCACTACCGGCAGGTCACGTTCGACTGGTGGGTGCCGAATAGCGCCAAGGTCGCGTCGGACAAGATCAGCAACGACGTGGGATCGTTGGCGCGCTACCAGGGGACCACGCCGCCGTTCAGCAGCGCCCCGCCTCCTGCCGCCGCCGAACGCTACCGCTACCTCTGGACGCTGTACGAAAAGGCGTTTGAAATCGCGGGCGTGTCGCAGATGTCCGCGTCCAGCGTGGTTCCAGCAGGGCTGGAGAGCGGAAAGGCGATCCGCGCGTACTCGGCGGTCGGCACCGATCGGTTCGCCAGCGCCGTGCAGGCGTATGACGAGTTCTTTCTGGAACTGAGCGAAATCACGATCGGACTGGTCGAAGCGCACGTCAAGGCGACGAAGAAGCGGTATCCGATCCGCGCCCCTTCGTGGTCCGGCTTCGATCAGGTGGACTTCAAGGACATCGACATCGAGCGCGGCGACTACATGCTGACCGTGTTCCCGACGGCTTCGCTGCCGAACGAGCCTGCCGGTCGCGTGCAGTCGATCGAGGATATGGAGGCGCGCGGCATCATTACGCCGCAGACCGCCCTGCGCCTCTACGACTACCCGGACGTTCAGTCGGAGTCGAACCTGGTCACGGCGCCGGAAAACTACGGGCGCAAGGTGTTCAGCGACATGCTGGACGGCATCTACACGCCGCCCGAACCGTTCGATGACCTCAAGATGCTTCTGGGCATGGCGCTCCAGCACTACAACTTGTGGCGCCTGCGCGACATCGGGGAGGGGCCGCTTGACCTGCTGCGCCGCTTCATCATCGAAGTGCAGACGATGACGCCGCCACCACCCGCCGCCACGCCGATGCCCATGCCGGGAATGTCGCCGTCGATGACGGGTGCGCCGATGCCCGCGATGCCGCCCGGTCCGATGCCGATTGCCCCGCCAATGCCCCCGCCGATGCCTGTCCCGTTCCCGAACGTCCCCGCCGCCTAACGGAGTCACTGAAACATGAGCGAAACCGCTGCTTCTGCCGTACCCACGACGCCCGCTGCCCCTCCCGTTGCCACCACTGCGGCGCCGGTCACTCCTGCTGCGCCCGCTGCCGCCCCCAGGGCGCCGGAAGCCGCGCCGCAACTGGACGCCATCGCCCGGACACAGGCGCAGTTCGCCCAGCGGGAGATCGCGCTGACCAAGGAGCGCCAGCGGCTTGCGGCCGAACGCGACTCGCACAAGGCGGAACTGGAGACGGCCAAGCAGCGCGCCGCGCGACTGGACCGCATCGAGCAGTTGAAGGCGACCGACCCGCTCGCCGCGCTCAAGGAACTCGGCCTCGACTACTCCACGCTGACCAAGGAGCAGTTGAAGTCGAATCCCGACGGGCCGCTCAAGCGCGCTGACTTCGACGCGTGGAAGAAAGAGCAGGACGAACGACTGGCGGCGAAGGAAACGGCGGCGCAGAAGGCAGCGGAAGAAGCGCGTCAGGCGCAGGAGCGTGCCGCGTACCAGCGGTCCTACGAACAGCACCGCAACGAGGCGCGAACGCTGGTTGAGGGGAACCGCGACAAGTACGAGGTACTGCTGGACTCGTTTGCGGACCTGACGGGCGCCGCTGACGTGGGTGACGTGCTGCTGGACGTGATTGAACACGACTACAAGACGCGCATCGCTGCGGGCGAAAAGGACGTGAAGCCGATGTCCGTCGCGGAAGCTGCGGACAAGGCAAATGCCGCTGCGGAAGAGCGCGCGGAGCGTGTCGCTGCTGCCATCGCGAAGAAGAAGGCGCGCACTCCCGCTGCGCCTGCCGCGACCCCTGCTCCCGCTGACGCGAAAGGTGGCGCAGAAGCGAAAGTCAAGCCCCCTGTTGACAAGCCCAGCGCCGCTGTGGATGATGCCCCCGCTGACAAGCCCGTGTTCGACCCGTCAGCGGAAGACTTCTCGGACTTCATCCGGCGATACCGTCGGTGGGAGAACGCGAAGAAGGCGTCCTGACCGGCGCCTGCACGACCCCGCTGCAAGACCCGATCGACGCCGCGCGCGTGACCTGTGTGAGCAACACCCCCACGTCACCCACGGCGTCAGTCTGGCTCCTCTCCCGACTGCGCCTCGATGCTCTGCCCGGACTTGGGTCCGCTGGCGAGCGCAAGGAAAGCAGCCATGAGCCAGCTCGATACGACCGCCGCAACTGCGGCACTCAAGCAGCGGTTCGCGTCCGACGCGATGAAATTCCTCGGGTACAGCGACCACCCGTTCCTGATGGCGGTCAAGAAGAACACCGACGCCTTCGGTGAGAACATGAAGTTCCCCGTGCGCGTCGCGAACGCGCAGGGTCGCTCCGCTGACCTCGGCACCGCGCGTGACAACGTGTACGCGATGAACCTCAAGGCGTTCGAGATCACGCCCAACGAGTATTACGCCGTCTCGCAGATCACCGGCAAGGTGGTCGCCACGGTCAAGGGCAACCAGAACGCCTTCGAAGACCTCGTGGGCCTCTCCCTCTCCGACCTGCTCATGTCGCACGGTGGCGACATCAGCGGTCAGCTCTTCCGCGACGGCACCGGCAGCATCGGCGTCATCGGCGCGACCTCGCTGGTTGCGGGTGGCCTCGGCGCTGGCGTGATCCAGTTGACCGACCCTGACGACGTGACGCAGTTCGATGTCGGACAGGTGCTCCAGGCGCGTGATGGCACGAACGCTCCCCGCGCCGCGCTCGGCTACATCATCCGCGTCGATCGCTCCAACGGCCGCATCACGGTCGCCTCCAGCGGTCAGGGTGGCAGCGCCGCTGACCCCTCCGGTTGGACCGCCGCCGACCACCTTCTGCTCGAAGGCAACGCGGACGCGACCATCTCGGGCCTTGCCGCGTGGATTCCCGACACCGTCTCCACGTCGGACTCCTTCTTCGGCGTGAACCGCTCGATCGACCGCACCCGCCTCGCTGGCGTCGTGTACGACGGCACCGGCCAGACCATCAAGCAGGCGATCATCAACGGCACGAACCTGATCGCTCGCGAAGGCGGTCGCCCGGATGCGGCCTACTGCTCGTTCGATACCTTCGCCGCGCTGATCAGCGAACTGAACGCGCAGGTCCAGCAGACGAATCCCGGTCCGGGTCAGCCCGGCGTGGTTCCCTTCGACGGCGTGGAAATCTACTGCGCGCGCGGCAAGGTCAAGGTCATCCCCGACTCGTCCTGCCCGTCCGGCGTGATCTACGTCCTGACGATGCGTTCGTGGTCGCTGCTCTCCGCTGGCGGCGCCGCTCCCCACGTCGATGACTTCGGGCAGGGCGTGTGGATGCGCATGAGCGATCAGGACAGCTACGAGCTTCGCACCAAGTCCTACGCGAACCTGTCCTGCAACGCGCCGGGCCACAACGGCAAGATTCTCGTCACCGTCAGCTAACCCCGGACCGTGAGGGGCGCGCCTGAGCGATCGGGCGTGCTCTTCGCGCGGAGTTCCACATGGCCAAGCCGCAGGTTCAGTTCTATCCGGGGTACATCACGGGCGTCACGCCCATCTTCGCGAAGGTGTCGTTTGGCGCTTCTGGCGCTCCGACGCTGGGCACGGGCGCTGGCGACGCGGTGGGCATCACGTCGATCACGGGCGGCACCGTTGCCGGGTCCGCTGGCGTCTACACGATCACGCTGGACGGTCCGTTCCAGAAGTTCCTCGGCGCGTCTCCCATCTTTGAGGTCACGGCGTCGGGCATCGCGGCGTCGCCCATCCTTGGCATCAAGTCGTTCACGGCGTCGACCGGCACGCTGGTGGTGACGTTCAGCGCCGCTGGCGCCGCGACCGATCCCGCGTCCGGCGAAGTCCTGCACCTCACGCTCTTCATGAAGTCCACGATCGGCGTGTAGGAGCATCCCAATGGCGATCACCGTCACTGTCATCCCGTCAGACACGCTGGTCGTCAATGGGCAGTCGTCGCATTTCATGCTGACGATCGCAAATACTGACGGCGCCGCTCGCCTGATCAAGTCGGTCCAGTTCACGCCTCCTGCTGGTGGCGGTGGTCTGGGCGCGAGCATCAACATCGACCTGCCGGACGCCCCCACGATCGCGAACTCTGCGTCGCTGACGCTGCCCTTCTGGGGCACCTTCTACGCGCAGGGATCGAACCTGGTGAACGACCAGACGTCGATCACGGTGCCCTTCGTGGCGCGCGTGTCGATGACCGACTCGCTGGGCGTGCCCACGTCGAACGAAGTGTCCGCCACGATCAGCATGTCGGTAGTTCCCGCTGACGGCGCCCGCAGCAACTTCATGTACGGCGACGGACTGGTTGACCTCGAAAGCAACAACAGCACGGCACTCGCATTGGTTCTCGGACTGATCTGACCCTCACGCCGCCATGAGCGGCACGCAAGGAGCACGTCATGGCGTTGGCTACTCTCTCGTACAAGAACTCCGATGGTGTCGTGAAGACGACTCCGGTCCACCGCGACGCGGCGAGCAACCTGATCCCCGTGCAGTCGCGCGATACGTCGCTGCCGACCTACTCGGCGGGCGGCACGATCCTCGTCGCGAACATGGCGGCGACGCTGACCGACCTGATCGTACTGCGCGGCAGCGCGAGCAAGATCGTTCGCCTCAAGCGCCTGATCGTGCAGTGCGGCGCGACGACGGGCGCGACCATCGCGGTCACGCTGAAGAAGCACACGGTCGCGAACACGGGCGGTACCGCGATCACCACGCCCGACATCGTGGCGCTTGACTCGACCAGCACCAGCGCGTCGGGCACCGCCGTCCCGATCGTCTACAGTGTGAACCCCATCATCGACCCGACCGCCAAGACTGTCGCCGCCCGCAACCTCGTCACGACCGCGCTCACGCTCGGGCAGCCTGGAACCGTCGACTTCAACTTCCTTGCGGAAGCGGAGCAGTCGCTCGTCCTGAACGGCGTGGCGCAGGAAGCCGCGTTCAACTTTGGCGGGACGACCCCCGGCGCTGGCGCGGTCCTGACCTGGCAGATGATCTGGACCGAAGAGACGCAGGGTTAGTGATGGCGACCGGCGAGTACGCCCGCGCACTGTTCGGACCTGAGAAGCCGTCCGTCTCCATCGAAGTCGAGATGGAGTCGGGCGAGCAGGAAGTCTCCGACGGCGAAATCGCGGTGGCAGCAGAACTGCTGGCGGCGCAGGCGTCCGGTGACGCCAAGCGGTACGCGAAGGCGATCCGCGCGTCTCACGTCTGCCAGTGCGCGATGGACATGTCTTCAGACGAACCGATGGACGACTGAGATCGCGTCAGACCCAAGCAAGTGCTACGAACGCCTCGGCTCCCTTCGCGGGGTCGGGGCGTTCGACTAGGAGGCGACGATGGCAGTCAGGACGCTCGCGCAACTTCGGACGGCGGCTCGGCAGCGGGCCGACATGCAGGCGTCGGACTTCGTGTCCGACTCCGAGGCGAACGACTACATCAACCAGTCGCTTGCTGAACTGCACGGCATGGTGGTCGCGGCGTACGGCGAGGACTACTTCGTCACTGAGACGAGCCTGTCCTACGCGGCGAACGCGATCAGCGCCGCACTTCCCGATGGGTGCTTCAAGGTGCGTGGCGTTGCGGCGCTGGTGTCTGAGGGCACACCGAACCGATACGTGACGTTGCGGCAATACAACTACAACACGCGCTACGCCTGGACCTCGCCCGGAGTCGGACAGGGCATCGTCAGCAACCAGTGGTCGAACATCCGCTACCGGGCAGAAAACGGCCTGCTCAAGATCACGCCGCCGCCCACGTCGGCAACGACGCTGCTTCTGGCTTGGATTCCAGAGGTGACAGAGTTGGTGGACGACACCGACACGACGGAAGTGAACGACTCGCTGAACGGGTGGCTGGAATACGTGGTCGTGGACGTGGCGATCAAGATGAAGGACAAGCAGGAGTCGGACACGTCGGTGCTGGAGCGGCAGCGCGAGAAACTGGTGCGCCGGATCGAGGCCGAGACAGCGAACCGCGATGCCGGAGACGCGGAGACGATTCGCGACGTGAACGCGTCCGGCAACGGCAGTTGGTTTGAGGGGTACTGGTAGGCGATGGCAACCCGCGTCCAGAAGTTCCAGCGAATCCGCAAGCAGTCCGGCGAAACCGTCGAGACGCTTGGCTCTCGCGTGGATCAGCAGGTCGACCGCATTGGCGCGGTGGTCGACTTTCTGTCTGAGCAGGTCGGGACGCTATCGACCACGGCGCAGGGCTTATCGGCGCTCTCGCCGTCGCCTGCGGGGTCGTACACGAACAGCGACATCACGGTCGACCAGTACGGGCGTGTCACGGCGGCGGCGAACGGGACGGCGGGCGGTGGCTTCACCCGGCAGACGTTCTCGGCGGCCGGCACGGTCGGCGCGGGCAATCGGTACTGCGCGATCACGGCGTCGTTCAACGGCGCGATCACGCTGCCCGCGTCACCGACGCAGGGCGACACCGTCATACTGGTGGACGAGGCAGGCGTCGGCTCCGGGGCGTCGAACGGCTCATCGTCGGACCTGATCTATGTGGTGGTCGACAACACGGGCACGCAGACGATCACCGCGCCGGGGCTGGCGTCGAGTCGGACGCGGCTGCTGCTCTGGAAGCGATACGGGTCGATCACGCTGGTCTGGGACGGAACGAGCGCGTGGCGAGCGACGAATCGGTACAACTGGCACGTCGACCCGCGTTCGATCAGCGGGCTGGAGTGCTGGTACGACTCGAGGCGCGGCATCACGCTCAACGGCACGACCGTGAGCGCGTGGGCTGACCTGAGTGGCGCAGGCGTGAACCTCGCGCAGGGAACAGCGGCGAACCAGCCTCGATACGCTTACGCCAGTAACGTCCCGCAATTCATGCAGAACTGCGAGAACATCATTCAGTTCACGGATACAAGCGATGCACTTGCGTCGTCCGCTACCGTTGCGATCACTTCAGGGGCCGTCACTCTTGTCGGCGGATACGTATATGACTTTTCTCGCGCCGCTGGTACGGAGCGTCTGTTTCAGTCGGCTGTGACGGGGTCGCTTGGCGTCTATTGGAGTCTGAATGACATCTCGCCTCCCGGTGGTGCCACTGCTGGTTTTATGGCTGCCGTTGCAAATAATACCGCTGGCACGTCGTATCGTTGCTCACCAAGCACCTACTCAACGCTCAAGGCTGGGTTCACTGTTGGTGGTATGCGTCGAGTAGATATCATTACGATGGCAACTGCGTTTGAAATTCGCCTCAACAACTTGTTTGTGATTAGCGCCGCAGCCGTCAACGGAGCCGTGACGAACTTCACGCAAACGGTACAGGTCGGAAACAGCATTGTCGTAATAGTGATGCAGCAAATGATGTTTGATGCCGTCATGTCGGTCCCGGACAAGACCGACATCTACAACGCGATCCGCGAGACGTACGGAGAGACGGTATGACCGCCCACTTCCCCGACGCCGCGAGCGCGACGACGTACCGCGACGCCTGCAACGCCGCCGAGGGTCTGCCGCGTCCGGGCGAGCCGCCAGCCCCGTACCCATACGGATGGACGCTCACATGGGCGGACGTGCGCGAGGTCGACGGCGCCTTTCCGATCCCCGTGTGCGATGCTGTCCCCGTTCCCGACGGCGTGCCCGTCGTTCACGAAGAGGTGCTGTGATGGCGACTCCGAACCTCAACATGGACCTGCCGGTCGTTAGCGTGACGCCGGGGCCAGAGTGGGCCACCAAGATCGACGCTGCCCTTTCGGGTCCGGTGGACGCCCACGACCACACGTCAGGGAAGGGCGCCGCTATCCCGTCGTCTGCGCTCGACATCAACGCCGACCTGCCCTTCGGCGGCAACTCGCCAACGGGCATGGGCAGCGCGCAGTTCACGTCGCAGACCGTCGCGCTGACCGGGATTGAGTCGGCGCTCTACTTCCTCGACGGTGACCTGTACGCGATCGACGGCGACGGCAACGCGATCCAGATGACCGTGGGCGGCGTCATTGCGTCCGGCATCGTCGGCAACATCAGCGGGTTGACCTCGCCCGCGACTGCCGCCTACGCCGCGTCCACGTTCACCTGGAAGTCGACGGCGAATCGGTACGCGGTCATGGCGGGCGGTCCGCTGTCCCTGCGCCGCGCGGACGAGGACAACCCGAACGCGATCACGATGCAGCCTGCGGCGTCGACCGCCACGCAGACGATCACGCTGCCTGCCGCGCTGCCGGGCGCCTCCGCGTTCGTCACGATGGACTCCAGCGGCAACCTTGGCTACACGCCCGCGCTGTCGCAGGGCATCACGCGCGCGATGCAGGCGGCGGTCGGGCAGCAGGTCAGCAGTAGTGTCACGACCACCGGCAACGCCACGTCATACACAGCCGTGACGGGGCTCAGCGTGACGATCACGACCACGGGGCGGCCCATCGTCATCATGTGCAAGCCCGAGGATGCGGGCGGCGGAAGTTGCTTCACCACGCTCTGCACGGGCGACGACGCCTACTTCCACTGGCGAGTCAGCGTGACCGGAAGCGCGACAACCACGGTCGGGGAGACGTTCGTTCGTACCGACGACAACTTCGTAGTCGGTGGAACGCAGTACCCACCGTCGGTGCTCTCCACGATCTACGCGGCGGCGGCGGGCACGTACACGTTCACGGTACAGATGAAGAAGTCCGGCGCGGCATCGACCAGTTACGCGATCGTGAAGGTCCAGTTGCTCGCGTACGAACTGTGAGGTGAGTCGTGGCGCTCGACAAGGCGGTGATTCCCATTCCGTTCAGCGGCGGCATCAACCGTCGCCCAGACGACCTGCAACTGAACCCGCCGTTTCTGGCGTCGGTGCAGAACGGCGTTTTCGACCGGCCTGGGCGCATCCAGAAGCGTAACGGCTACACGTCCGTCAGCAACCGAATCATGGGCAGCGCCGACACGATCGACGCTGGGTACGCGCTCTCCACGTACCGCGACGAACTGCTCGCCTTCGACCAGAACAGCGCCTATTCCTACGCCGCCGACGCGAACAAGTGGGTCGACAAGGGCAGCGTCGTCTCGACGCTCGTCACGAAAACCGCCGTCGACTCCGCTGCATCGACAGTTGACTTTCATTTCGATGCCGCGACGCACCCGGACGGGATGCAGTGCTACGTCTTCGTGCGGGCGCGGTCGTTCGATGTCGCCGCTGAGTTCGACGTGTACGTCACGATCCTCGATTCCACGACCGGGCAGACGATCCGCCAGCCAGAAGTCATCGCCACGCAGTCGCAGCGTCCGAAGGTCATCGTTCGCGGCAACCAGTTCTACGTCTACGTCTACAACTACAATACGCAGACGATCCAACTCGGCAAGCTCGGCACCGGCAACCCGCTGGGTGCGTTCACGACATTCACGAGCATCACGTCGGTCGCTGCGGGCGTCGCGTCGATCAACACGTCGCGTCCGGCGTTCGACGTCATCATCGCGGACTCAGCCTCCGGTGGCGGCGACTCCATCTACCTTGCCTTCAACAACGCGGACCCGTCAGGAGGCATGTCCCTCTGGTGGTTCACGTCCGGCGTGTCGGGCAGTCCGACCGTCAGCGTGAACCTGTCCGGAGACGACGCGCGCGCTGTGACGGTCTTCTTCGATCCGGTCGTGAGCGGTCCCGTGGTCGGCTACGCGGACGACGCGTCGGTCTTCTACGCCGCGTACACGGGCGACCTGTCGTCTCTGGAGAGCACGGGTCCGCTCCAGTCGCTCTCTGGGGTGGTGGCGATCACGGGTGTCGCCGTCGGAACAGACGCGACCGACCTGCGCTTTTTCTACAGCACGTCCGCGTCGGCAGACCCGATCTATACCTGCGGCATCGACGCTTTCGAGGTGGACGCAACGGGCCTCGTCTTGGGCATCCCTTGGACGAGTGCGGTCGTGGTTCCGGAGGCGTTCCTGTACGGCGTGAAGATCGCCAGCAAGGCGTTTGCCCGCGATGGCGTTCCGTACCTTGCCGTGACATTTGCGAGTTCGCTGCAACCGACGTACTTCGTGGTCAACGGCAACACGGGTGCGGTCGTCATGCGGGCGCTCCGTGGAGTTGGCGCGTTCCCGACTGTCGGCACTGTGTTCGCGCCCGTCAGGTCGCACTGCCTGCCCTCCGTCCAACTGATCGACACCGACACGTTCCGCCTGCCCGTGGGCGAGATTCTGGGGCTTCCGCCTGACGCGGGCGACATCGCAGACGTGGCAGCAGCGGTCGCCATCGACGACATCACGCCCATCGGCATCAGCGCGCTCACGCTGGAATTTTTCGACGCTGAGAAGGTCTACCAGTCGGCAGAGATCGCGAACAACCTGCTGCTCTCCGGTGGCGCTGTGTCGACATACGACGGCGAGAACTTCGTGGAACACGGGTTCAATATGTACCCGGAAGGACTGACTGTCAGCGGACTCTCGGCGGGCAGCACCACGTCCTACTCCTACATCGCGGTCTACGAATGGACAGACAACCAGAACAACCTGTTCCGCAGTTCGCCCAGCGTGCCCGTCGTCGCGACCAGCAGCGCAGCTATCAGCGGCGCGAACGATGCCTCGATCGTCTTCCCGACGCTGCGTCTGACGCAGAAGACGCCCGCCAATGGACGCGGAGCGGTCATGCTCGCGCTCTACCGGACCGAAAACGGCGGTTCGGTCTACTACCGACTGCCGTACACCAGCACCAACATCAACGACACCACGGTCAACAGCGTCACGCTGACGGACGCGACCACGGACGCGGACCTGGTGGACGGCATCCGCCTCTACACCGACGGCGGCGTCATTGAGAACGTCCCGCCCCCGCCGACTGCGGCGCTGGTCGCGCACGGCAACCGCCTGTTTGCGCTCGACTCCACGAATCCGCTCTCGATCGCCTACACCAAGGAGGTCGAGCCGGGCATTCCTGCGGAGTTCGCGGAGGGCTTCGTCATCAACGTGAACCCGAAGGGCGGCAACGTCACGGGCATCGCCTCGATGGACGACAAACTGATCGTCTTCAAGGAGACGAGCATCTACGCGATGACCGGCAGCGGTCCTGACACGCTCGGGCTGAACGACGACTACTCGACGCCCGTCTTTGTCACGGGCGACTGCGGGTGTGTCAATATCCGGTCGATCGTGAGCACGCCAGGAGGACTCATGTTCCAGAGTCGGAAGGGCATCAAGATGCTCTCCCGCGCGCTGGAGGTGGTCGACATCGGGTCGCCCGTGTTCGGCATCGACACGTCGCCCGTCACCAGCGCCGTGCTCATGCCCAGCGTTGAGCAGGTTCGCTTCACGCTGACCGACGGCACTGCGCTCATGTTCGACTACAACGTCAGCCAGTGGTCGCAGTTCACCGGCATTCGCGCCGTCGATTCCGTCATCTGGAATGACCTGCACGTCTACCTGCGCTCCGACGGCACCGTGCTCAAGGAGACGCCCGGCGTCTACACGGACAACGGGTCGTTCATCCCGATGCTCGTCAAGACCGCGTGGCTCAAGATCGCCGGGTTGCAAGGGTTCCAGCGGCTCTGGAAGTTCCTGATTCTCGGCACCTACGAGTCCCCACACTCGCTCCAGGTCAGCATCGCGCACGACTTCAACCCGAACCCGACGCAAGTCACGTCCGTCACGCCCACGACGCCGGGCACGTTCGGATCGGACGCGACGTTCGGCGCCTCGGAGGTGTTCGGCGGCGAATACCCGCTCTACCAGTGGCGCGTGAACCTCACCCGGCAGACCTCGCAGGCGGTCCAGATCACGATTCAGGACACGCAGTCGAGCGACTACGGGCAGGGGATGACGCTGTCCGGAATCACCTTGGAGGCGGGTGTCAAGAAGGGCAGCGACAAGATCGGGGCCACGCGAAGCATCGGCCCGTAGCATAGTTTTCTGCGGCGCGGTAGGTTCCGCCGCCAGAGGTGCGTCATGGCGTACGACCCGAATCAGCCCATCACGATTGACGGCGGCGGTGGCGGCGGCAATCGCAATATCGAGGGCGGTCGCCCGTGGTGGTCGTTCCTGAGCGACATGGGCCGTAGCGGCGGCGACATGTTCAACCGCTTTGTCGGCATTCGCCAGACGCCTGAGTCTATTGGCGCTCCGATCGACCCGAGTCAGTTGGGTGGCGCTGCGTCCTACGACTTCATCCGCGACATGCAGGCGGCAAACGAAGCGCAGGCGCAGGCTCGGCAGAACCAGATGGGGATTGCCGACCTGATCGCTGCCCGCGCACGTGGCGAGGGACCGTCGATCGCTGAGATGCAGTTGCGTCAGTCGACCGACCAACTCCAGAACCAGCAGGCAGGGCTGATCGCCTCGCAGCGCGGGATGAACCCCGGACTTGCGCGTCGCTCGATCATGGGGCAAGCGGCGATGGTGCAGCAGCAGATGAACGCGCAGGCGGCGCTTCTGCGGGCGCAGGAGCAGCAGGCAGCGCAGGCGCTTGCCGCGCAGACCTACGGGCAGATGCGCGGACAGGACCAGTCGATGTACGACACCGGCACGCAGGGCGGTTTGCAGCAGTCGAACATCCTGTCCGGCGCAGAGCAGGCAAACCAGCAGGCCGCGATGGAAGCGGAGCGCATTCGGTCGGAGCAGGAACGGGCGAACGCCAAGGCTCGCGGCGAGCCGATCAAGGCGGCCGGCGAAACGCTGATGTCGGTGGCCAAGGTTGGTGGCGCCCCGAAGATGGCTGGCGGCGGCATGGTGCCCGGCTACGCGACGGGCGGCGACAACCCGAAGAACGACACGGTTCCAGCGTGGCTCTCCCCTGGCGAAGCCGTGATTCCCCGCAGCGTGATGCAGTCGCCGGATGCTCCGAATCGCGCCGCTGAGTTCGTCGCGATGCTCAAGCAGAACGCTCCGCAGGGCACCGCTGAGAACCCGCAGCAGTTCGCGATGGGCGGCATGGCGCAGCGTCGCCCCGCGACCGCCCTGACCTTCCTCCAGCGCGTCGGGAGCAAGTGATGCTGACGCGAGACTTCGCGGCCGAGGAGACGGACGAGGGCTTCAACGTCACGTACTCCGACGACCCAGAACCCATCTTCGTCGCGAAGTACCGCCTCGATCCCGAGGTCGCGGAGATGATCCGGTCGCGCGTGGTGCCGAACGATGCGCCGGGGCACAACGAGGGCGTGCTGCTGCCGGGGCAGCCGGTCGTCGGTCCCGATGGCGAACCATTTCTTGCTCCTGCCGACTCTACGGGAGATCAGGGAGTAGATGCCGCGCTGGCGGTACGCGCACGGCAGCAGGCGATGTTCCCTGCTCCGGTCAGCGCGCCGTTGCCGGAACCCGACGACGGCACGCGGGGAGGGATGCTTTCGATTCAAGCGCCGTCGATGGACCCCGAGTCGCAAATCCCGTTCGCGCAGCCAGCGCTGATCCCGACGCCGGGAGATGTGGTCGGATCGCTAGGCATCGTCCCGAATGCGCCGCCCGGCTTCACTCCGATGGACATGGGCAAGGGCGCGCTGTCGATCGAGGCGCCTGCTGTCGCACACGTTGAGCGTCCTCCGCGCGAACTGTCGAAAGCGCAGATTGGCGCTGCTGTCGGTGTGCCGCCCGGCATCGCCGCACCCGGCGCCGCCCCCGCAGGCAACGGCCAGCGATCGGGCGTTCGGGTCGGCGCGTCCAGCAAGCGCCCCGGCGACGCGTCGGACGTGGAGTTCAAGCCGACCGAACTTGCTGTCGACCCCGCTGAAGAGGCGCGACTGGCGGATGCGGCGATGCTTGCCGGACTCAAGGGCGACGTGGCGCAGCAGGAAGCGGCTGACCTCGCCGCGATTGCAGCAGAAACGGCAACCGAACAGGCGCGAATGAAGGCTGACTACGAAGCGATGGTGCTCAAGCACAACACCGACGCTGACCGCATGTTCCAGGACATCGTCGCGGGCAAGGTGAACCCCGACCGCGTCTACGCGAACATGGGCACCGGACAGCGCATCACGACAATCATCGGACTCATTTTGGGCGGCATGGGCAAGGCGGCAGCAGGCGGCGACAACCCCGTGCTGACGGCGCTGAACCGTGAAATCGACCGCGACATCGGCTTGCAGCGCGATGCGTTGGACCGCAAGGAGTCCGCGTACCGGATGTTCCGCGAGCAGGGCAAGGACGACGTGGAGGCGTGGAAACTGAGCAAGGCAGCGGCGCTGGACGTGGCGGCGGCGAAGATGGACGCGGCGTCGAAGCGGTACGGCGGCGAAGAGGCGCGGCTGAGTGCCCAGCAGGCGGTGTTGAAGTTGCGCACCGACGCTGCCGCGCTGCGTAAAGAGGCGTTAGGCGCTGACTACGCGAAGCAACTGGAGACGTTTAAGACGGTGCAGGAAGCCAAGTCGAAGGCTGTGCAGGCCAAGGCGCAGGCCGATGGCGTTCGCATCGACGCGTTCAACGCCAACACGGACCGGATGCGTGCGGAGCGCGAAGGCATGGGCGCTGGCGGCGACAAGACGTTGCAGGTCGAGATCGCGCCGGGGCAGTGGATTCAGGCAGCGGACCCGACGGCGCGCGAGAAGATCGCCGCTGCTCGCGACGGTCACGATTCGTTCATCAAGGGCCTTGACCAGTTGGAGGCGCTGCGACGCAAGAATCCGGGGGGCAACGTGCTGCCTGCGTGGATGGCCTTCATGGGCTTTGATTCTGCGGAGCAGTCCAAGGTCGGTGACTCGCTTGCGGGCGCAGTCCAGTTGGCGTTCCTCAAGGCAAACGGCGCGGGCGCGTACGACAAGGGGTCCGGCGCGTTGGCGCAGAGCATTATTGAGTCGCCAGCCAGCTTCTTCGGCACCAATGACGCTGCGTTCTTTAGCAAGATGGCCGAACTGAAGTCGCTGGCGAACGCAGACTACATGGCGACGATCCGTGGCCGCATGGCCCCTGGTCAGGCGCCTGCGCTGTTCGGGAGCGCCCCCATGAACGCCAAGCCGATCGGTCGGGTGCCTTGATGGCGTTCTACATCGACCAGTCCGGCGAGGTGGTGGAGTCCGATGCGACGCCTGAGTTGGCGTCGTTCAACGGGTACGCCCCTGCGTCGCCAGAGCAGGTCGAGGCCGCACGCGCCAATGCCGCCCGCGAAGCCGAGTTCGGCACGGTCGGTCAGCAGGTCATCACGGGTGTCGAAGGCGCGCTGCGTGGCGGCACGTTCAGCGGGTCCGACTACCTGCTGACCAAGAGTGGACTGGTCGACCCGGCGCGCATGGCAGCGCGGCGCGAAGTGAACGCTCCGCTTGCCACGGCGACTGAGGTCGGCGGCGCACTGCTTCCGATCGCATTCTCAGGCGGCACTGGCGCGCTTGGATCGGCGGCGCGGCTTGCTCCGACGGCGATGGCGTCGCGGGCAGCAGCGGCAGGCGCAGAGGCGCTTGTGGGTGCAGCTCCGACCGCTGGACGCGCCATTGCCAGAACGGTGCTGTCAGAGGCGGCGGAAGCGGCCCCGTACGCGATTGGCGAGATCATTACGGAAGCCTCGCTAGGCAACAAAGACCTGACGGCAGAGGGCGTGCTGTCGGATGTCGGGATGTCGGCGCTTCTGAGTGGCGGCGCTGGGGCGATCCTTGGCGGCGCTGGCGTCGCGATCCCGAAGGCGCTGCGCAAGGCGCGCGACGTGGTGGAGCGCGGCGACAAGGCAGTGACGGGGCTTGTCCGCGAGTGGCTTCCACGGACGGGCGCTGCACTGTCCGACGTGGACCCAGCGACGACCACGCGACTGCTCGACAACATGGACGCGCTGCAAATCGACCCCGTGAAGAAGGCGGCGTCGGAAAAGCAGTTTGCGGAACTGGTGCAGGAAGCCGACGACCAGACGGAAGCGTTGCAGCGCATCATCGACCGGCTCGTGCGTCCCGACGAAATGGCGATCGTGCTAGCAGGCGTGCCAAGCGCCAACGGCGAGGCGGCGGTTGTCGACGTGGCTGCGATGCTTCGCGCGAGGGCGGCGGCAGCGCGGGCTGATCCGCTGGTCGGAAACGCCCACGCGAGCAAACTGGAGGCGCTGGCAGACGATATGGAGCGGTCCTACCGTGGTCCCGCGCAGCGCACCGGCTACGGGCAGGCGCGATACGCACCGCGATCTGCCGCGCAGGCGTATGAGCCGCTGGACCGCCTCAAGAAAGACCTCGATGGGCTTTCCGATTGGGATGCCACGAAGTCGAATGAGGCGAAGAACCTGTACCGCGAGGTCCGCAGCGAAGTGAAGAAGGTGCTGGAGGACACGAATCGCTGGGGCGAGCAGGGCGCGCGGCAAGCGGCGCTGAACATGGCGCGCCACGAGGCGTTCAAGGCGTCAGAACTGCTGCTGTCGAAGTTCGGTACGTCCGCCGGCAAGGGCGAGCGCAAGGTCATCGACCCGGTGAAGATCAAGACCTACCTGAACGCCGCCGCTGACGACCGCGCGCGCCTGCGTGGCGACGCGATCGACGGCGCGTTTGAGGCGCTGCGAAACCTGGCGGACCAGACCGAAATCTCTGCCGCTGCGTCGCCCGTCAAGGACTTCTACCGCGAGGGCATCGACGCCCTGCTGCGCGACTCTGGTGACGCCATCGCGGAGGCGCGGCGAAAGGCGGAAGTCACGCACCTGATGAAGCAACTGTCGCAACCCGGCATCACCAGCACAGGACCGGCGATCATGCCTCGTTCTGCGCTGGGTGCGCTTGGCAAGGCAACGCTGGGCGGCGCGGTCGCAGGTCCGGTCGGCGCTGCGGTTGGCGCTGGCGCTGCCTTGTTCGACCTCGCCGGGAACGTCCCTGCCGCCATCGCCACGCTCGCGACCTTCAAGCGCATGGCAGAGCGCACGTCTGCCGCCATGACTGCCGCTGCTGACCTTGCCGTGCGCGGGGGTCGCAAGGTGTCGCCCATCGTTCGCGGGTCGACAGCGAAGGCCGTTGCGCGGCTTGTCGCAGACGATGATGACGACCTTGACTACGTGGAACTCGCCAACAACCCAGACAAAATGGCCGACGCGCTGGATAACGCGACGCGCGACATCGCTCCACATGCGCCGCAGATGGCAGAGTCGGTTCAGCAGGCGATCATTCGGCGCACCGCGTACATGGCGTCGATCGCGCCCAAGCCGCCTGCCAACTGGCCGTTCTCTGCTGAGTGGACGCCTTCGCCCGCAGACAAGATGCGTGTCACGGTCGCCCGCGAGGCGCTGAGTCGTCCCGACGCGCTGCTGCTGCTGGCGCAGAAGGGCGCGCTCACCACGGCGCACGTCGAGGCGCTGACGCAGGCGGCGCCAGAGCTGCTGGCAGAGCAGCGGGCGAAGGCAATGGAAGCCATCGCGCGGGCTGAAAAGCCGCCGCCCTACGACGCCCAGCAGCAACTCGCGATTCTCTTTGGGCAGGACATGAACGGGTCGTTGTCGACCCTCGCCGCAAACCAGGCGGCGTACGAAGCGAACCCTGCGCCCGCCGCCCCCGCCCCGCCTCGGTCGTCCACAGAGCGGTCGACGCGCATGATGACCCCGCTCCAGCAGGCAGAGGTGCCGTAATGCGCAACGACCGCCTCTTCCGCTGGGCTGACGGCAGTGTCCGCGTGGACACATCACTGCTGTACCCGCCGTTCCTGCGTCTGCTGGACGACATGCTGGACATCTGCGAGGCGCAGGGGCGACGCTACTACGCGATCCGTGGCTACGACTCGCCGGAGGCGCAGAAGGCGCTATTCCTGCTCTGGACGAGCGGCAAGGGCGGTCAGGCGTCGCCGCCGTGGCAGTCACTTCATCAGGTCGGACTTGCCGTCGACTTCAACCTGGACGAAGACATGGCGCGGGCGGGATTGCAGTTGCCGAAGACGCCTCGGACTGCCAAGCATTTCCGGGTTCTGGTTGAAGCCGCTCGCAAGGTAGGACTCGTCAGCGGTGCAGACTTCAACGACGCCCCACACGTCCAGTGGAAGAGTCAGTTCTCGTCGGGTGCGTCCATCCGCCCGTTGCGCTCAGTGTGGGAGTCGTCTGCTGGGAGTGCGAGTGAAAAACTCGCGCGGGTATGGCATGTTGTAGAAGGCGGTACACGATGAGCACCGGGGCCGGTCATGTTTTCCCTCGCGCAGATGATCCAGTTCGACCCGACGACCCTGATCGCCGCTGCGGGGGCGTCGGGGTTGGCGTTGGTTGTGTGGCTTTCGCGGACCAGAATCGAGAAAGCAGAGGACCGGCTAGAGGTGGCGTTGGCCGAAGTGAACGAGTGCAAGGTTCACCGGGCGACCATGTTTGCGCGGTTGGATCACTTGGAAAGGCGCATGAATCGCGCGGAGGACGGTCAATGAGTCAGCGGGTGATCCGGGTCGCGTCAAAGGCAGGGTATTCCGCCGCCGCTTTCATTTCTGCGCTCGCGATGCTGTGGCCCGCGCACCGCGCGGCGGCGCAGCAGGAACCGCTTTCCGTGCCAGTGCCAGACATGATGGTGGACTTGGCGCAAGCCGTGCCGCTGGCAACGCTGATCTCGATGCTGGTGGAGTTGCTGCGCCTCGGCATCCCATGGCTCTCCCGCAGGCACCTGGGCGGCGAGGGCAACTACAACACGCAGAAGAACGCACTGCGATTGATCTCAGTCCTGCTGGGCGCGATTGCTGGCGCGCTGGGATGGGCGTCCACGATGGGCGACGGATCGAATCCACGACAGCTTGGCGGAATCGCCGCTGGCTGCATTGCCGCCCTGTTTGGCGGACAACTCATGGGCGCGGTCACGGACCGGATCAAAGCCCCTCGGAGTAAGTCATGAACATCCTGAACAAGGTCGTGTTGAGCGAGGTGAGCGCCGCCGAAACCGTCACGTCGGACCCGATCGACGTGTCGCAATGCACGACGCTCAGTCTTGCGGGCGTCGTCACTGGCGGGTCGTCTCCGACGGGCGCACTGAAGGTGCAACTGTCGAACTACAAGCTGCCCGCGCTCGCCAACAGTCGCGCCATCCCGGATGACTCTTGGGTTGACCTCGCCAACGGGTCGCTGTCGTTCACGGTCGCTGCGTCGAAGTCCACGGGCGCGCTCACGATCTGTGCGCAGCACGCCCGTGCCGCCTACACGTACTCCAGTGGCAGCGGAGGCACGCTGTCCGCGACCTTCAACGCCCGAAACGACGCGTAGCCATGCCCGAAATCATTGGCGTGCTGCTGGGCGGCGTGCTGCTCGCGTTCTTGGGCTTCCGGCAGGGAATGGCGTCAGAGCGCGAGCAGTCACGCAAGATCGCTGTCGAAGCGGAGCGCAACCGGAAGGACCAGGCAGCGAAGGACGCCGGGGAAGCCATGCGCAGCGCTGCTGCTGAACGCGATGCCGCCATGAAGCGCCCAGCGGGCACTGTGGTCGGGGACGCGCTCCGGAGGGGCAAGTGAGGGCGTTAGCGTTCGTTCTGGCGCTGTCCCTGTCGCTACCCGCCCGCGCCGTCGACTGCTCTCAGCAACCCGATCCGGTCGCTGGGCAACCGATCAGCGCCGACCAACTGGAGTGCATCCGCATCGTGATCGTGAATCTGCGCCACGAGCGAGACACGCAGCAGATCGAGGCGGTCAAGCAAGCGGCGCTGGCGTCTGCGTGCGATGCGACGGCTTCGATTACGTGCCCGCGCCCGGAGGTGCCCGTCGGGGCGTTCCTCGCGGGCGTCGGGACCGGCGTCGTTCTGGCGATCGTTGCGGCGGCGCTGACGGTCGCGCTTACTCGTTGAACTCGTCCGACCGGGCAAGGTGTCGCGCGGCATGGCCCATCGCGACCTCTGCCTCATTCAGCGCGACCGCCGCAGCGTCAAGGCGCGACTTTGCAGCACTGAACTGTGCCGTCGCGGTGTCTTTCTCTTTTTCAGCGCGGCGGAATCGCTTGAGGGCGTCCAGCAGCATTTCGCGTTCAGAGGAAACCATCTTCGTCTCGTTTCGGTCCGCGAAATGCGGACGCACGTATCCATTGAGAACCAGAGCACTTGCTCTTGCTCTTGCCGTGCTCTTGCCGTGCCGTACTTCGCTGCGTCGTCAGTTCGTCTCTCGGAAAGCCCGTACTAAATCCGGTCGAGTTCGCGCAGCGAACTCGACGCCCGTCTGGCAAGACCCGTCTGTCGGGGCGGAACCCGACGCCCCGCCGGTCGAGGCGCCCGGACTGCGAGGGACGAGCAAGTACGGCAGAACAAGACGAAAGAAGCGTACACCCGGTTTCGCAAAAATCGTCATCGGGCAGCGTCCATGATTACTCTATTCCGTGATGTATCTGTTCCTTATCCAGCACGCTTTCCTGTGTGCCGCGCAGAGCATCTAGCAAAACGCCGACTGCTGATTTCGCTTGACACGCTTTCTTCAGTTGCCGGTCAGCAGGTTCGCGTACACGCCCATGTGCATCCGGCGCCTCCGAACGCGACCAGCGACGATGCCGTCCACGATGCGCTCCACGTCGTCCTGCTCCCGTCCAAAGCCGGTGCTGATGACATCGCCGTACAGCGTCAGCGCCCATCGGAGGCGACTGCCGCGCGGTTCAATGACCGCCCGGAACCCTGAGGTTCCGTAGTCATTCCGCGCCGATCCGTCTTCGTATCGCTCCCATCCATCGGGCGGCTTCGGTCGACGCGGCATCACTTCCCTCGTTTGTACGCCGCCGTGATGGCGTCGCGCTCTGCCTTGGACATGTCCGCCCAGAGTTTCGGCTTGCTCGACGCCCGGTCCGGGTCCAGCGCCTCGGTCAGTCGGTTCGCGACCGGTTCGTAGATCACGTCGATCAACTTCGACTTGCCGCGCAGCTTCTTCGGGTTGCGGCGTGGCATTAGTGGAACACCACGGACTCGTTTGCAGCAGCGGCGAGCCGAAGTCCGTCGATGAACGTCTGCGTCTTTGCGCGGAAGTCTCCGACGTGGCCGCCACCGTCGCCGTCCAACAGCGGCAGCAGTTCCGTCAGCCGATCCGCAAGGGGTCCGCAGTATTTTGCCTCGATCTCGCCGTCGCAGTCGGAGTGCGCGATCAGGATCATCAGCGCGTCAGGCGTGCCGTCCGGCCGCACAGGGATGGCAGGCCACTTGCCGCTCAGGTCGACACCGATGGTCCGATGGATGCCGCCCCAGTCGATGTCAGCGATCAAATACCCGTAATCGCTCTTGTGAATCGTGTACCCGGCGACCTCCGCCAGTTTGGTGCGCCATCGAGAGAACGCGCTGTACGCGCCGTGCCAGCATCCGTGCGTCGTGTCGAGGCCCATTACCAGTGCCTCCCGTCGCGGCGCATCACGTCGGCAACGGCGCGCTTGAACGCGTCTTCCTTGCGGTCGCGGGGCGCATGGCGCGGCATCTCAGGGCGTCGCGTCGGGCGCGCTTCCTGCGACACCTTCCGCGCCGGGTAGCCGTCTGCGATCAGCGCGTTGACCTTCGCGTCCGCCTCGGCTTCCGTCAGACTGTGCGCCACGGTGTACCAGGTCGAACCCTTCGGACTCAGCTTCATCACGTTGAACTTGGTCACTTGGATTCCTCCACGTCCTTCGGGTTCGTGTCGCACAAGCCCTAGCGCATGCAGCCCGCGTCCGACTCGGCAGCAGCAAACAGCTCAAACTGCTTGCCGCCATGATCGGTCATCGACCACTCTACAACCGTGTCGATCGGCCAGCACTCGCCAGTGCCGCCGTTCTTGGCGACAAACCAACCAGCGTCACCAAGTTCTTCCTTGCCCTGCGCGGCGCGCCGCTCCTTCTGCGCCACCGAAACCGTTGCTTCAATCTCTCTCATCTGGCCGATGCGCCACGGGGTCTTGAGCGCCACCAGTCGGATTTCGTCCTTGCGCCCGAACACGCATGGCCAGCAGCCGACGCGCTGCGCGCCGAGCAGATACAGCGGATTGGGACGCAGGTCGTGCTTGTGGTGAATGTCGATCACGTCCTGTTCGGTCCACTCGACCAGCGGACGCCAGACCTCGCAGTCAAACCCGTCGGACCACTCCCACTCGTCCATCTTCGACCGCGCGACCGATTCACCGCGACGGATGCCGACCGCGTTCACGACCTCTGCGCCCGCGTCCACGATCGCGTTGATGTGCTTCTGCATCGGGAACACCTTGAGTTCCTGTGTGCAGAATCGCCGCATCCGAGATGGGAACATGGACTTCTTCGTGACCAGTTCGACCATGCCGCCAGGATACTTGGCGCTCTTGATTTCCTTGATCGGCCCCAGCTTTTCGGTCAGAGGGCCGCGCAGGTAGGTGTACGTGTCCGGGTGCTCCCATCCGGTATCCATGAACACGCGGTCGTGGTCGATTCCCTGCTCGGTCAGCCACAGGGAAAGTGCCGCAGAGTCCTTGCCGCCGCTCACCGACGCAATCACGCGACGGTCTTTCAGGTGTTCGCGCCAGTTCGACTTGCTCATGTCCGCCTCATTTCGTTCGTCTCGTCCGCCCACCACTTCGCCTCGTCATCGTCCCGCCACGGCGTCTTGTCGTCTTGCAGCGGTTCGATGACCTCGCCGTCAGGCGTCGTCCCTTCGATCCGCAGCGGGTCGCGCCTGAGACGATAGATCGTCCCGTCGCTTCCCGTCGCCGCGAGTCCGTCGCGCATCTTCGACCACTTCATCGACGTACCGCCTTCACTGCGTCCAGCACGCTCTTCGGCGCGAACA